CCGCAACTCAGAGGTTTGTCCGGACTATATTTTATTTTGCAGGGCCCATCTACATAAACCTCATGGGCATAGTCGTTGGACTTGTAGGTTTTTACCGTGATTACCGGCTCACGGGTCCCTGTTTTAGCATTCTTTTTTATTATGTGTTGATTAATATGTATTATTTTTTTCATGGGAAAACTCCTAGGTGGACCCTTTTACATAATAGTTAACCGATTCAAATTTTCCTAGGATTATTTGAGAGAAACAAGGCCCAAGCCCCCGAAGGCCGGGGCGCTGGTCGTCGATCGGCGTGGCCGGGTGCTAAGTGCTTGATTCTAGGGCACGAATCGGGGGCCGGGCCCCGAGCCGCCCGCAGCCGGTGCCGGTGCCCACGGGCCGGGGCCAACGGGCCGGGCTCGAACGTGCCGGGGGCCGGGGGCCAGCGCCGGGGGCCGGGGCGAACCGGGCCAGTGCCGGGGCCGTGGGTGCCGGGGCCGGGGCCAACGGGCCGGGCTCGAACGCCACCGGGCCGGGCCAATCCCGGAAAGCGCGAACGGATTCCGTGGCCGGGCTGATCAGAAAAGGAGTCGAAAAGTGCAAAAAACGATCGAAAAAGTAAAAGTGCTGCTAACTCTCGAACCGGGGATATTGTCCATTAATCGGCGGGAGTCCGGGGTTCTAGGGTAATTGTCCCGGGTTCGAGGGTTTTACATCTCCGCAGTAAACGCGCCCCAAACACTGCGGAATGTAAAAACGCAAATGGTTCCAGGGGGCTTGGGAACCGGTTCCCGAACCATGGCCCACGGTTCGCGGTTCATACGTTCGAGCGCCCGGCTCCCCGGGCCGGGGGGGCCGGTTTAACTATAATGCTCTATTAGATCTAAATTAGAGCGCCGAGGTTCGCCCTACACTGGCGAGTCGGACTCTTCCGGGGCGCTAGTACCCCCCTAATATTCCAGATCTACCGGGTAAACATCTCGGCGGTAGCAGGCAAACATCGATAAAAGAAAGAACGTTAATACTAACGTTAGATCTAAACCCGGGATTCTTGGCGATCTACCGCGAGCTATGCAAAATTGTTATTTCTAGAGCTGCTAACGGGGGGCGATCTACCCCGAGCCGCTCCACCCGGGCGCACATTAACGCATAGCTGGGCCAAATACCGGCAGCACTCAGAGTCGAGTCAAAAATGGCCCCCGAGGATCGCCCCACACTGGCAAAACCGAGTCCACCGGGGCGCTAGTACCCCCCAAAAAGACAAAAAAACGCCCCCGGATCTATCCCATCCGGGGGCGCTCGAACGTTAAAAGTTTACTGGTCTACGGCGCTTTCGACTCCTGCAATAAAGTTAAAGCTTCGGGCGTTAAATTGAGAACGGCCACGGGCCGGGGGCGTACTATCTTTTCAACAATGCCCGCCTTACTCAGAGCATTAACCATACCCTCATTTTCGTCACAATCTTTTATAAGAACGTGGCCCGGTTCGAGAACCAAGTCTGCTAGGTTTGTTGTGGCCGTGGCTATCGGTTCGCCCGAGACTAAATCAAATAACTGCATTGCAACGTTGCCACTCGGGCGATAGCGCCCAAACTGTACCCGGCACGTGTACCCGGCATAAACTACGTTGGGATAATATGTTTTCATATTCAGACTCCTATTGAATTGAATAATACGATAGCCACGGCGACTCCGATGGCCACAAAATACACATAATCAATAATATCTAGTTCCACATTCGACTCCTATGTAATGTTTTAAACAATCCTAGAATATAGGACTAAACCCATATAGTTTACAAACAATAAAAAACGCCCCCGAGCCGGAGCCCGGGGGCGTCAATAGGCTAGGCTAGTGTTGCGGTAATGCAATTACCGGGGGCGTATATAATAGATTATCTCGAATCGATTTTAGAGCGCCGGTCATTTTGCCATAAACCAGAGTCGAGCGCTGCCGTAGATCGTTTTGATTGTGGTTCGCCCCCGTGGGTTTTAAAGCCTGAGTCGCCGCGTTAAACAGCCACCACAAATTGCGCCCCCCGGCAGTGTGTTCGGGTACGCTCGAGTCTTGCCAATCTGAAAGCGCCCGGCCTAGCTGGGAACTGCTAAACGCCTTAGAACGGTAACAATCAACTAAGATTGAGTCGCCTTGTTCTAAGGCTAAAGGCGTGTTGTTAAACCCGTCAAAGTCTACCGTTAGTTGACGCCCGGAGTCCCCGAGCCCGCGCACGGCGTCGGCTACCATGCCGGGGATTCTTTCGTTCAAGTTAATAGTCTGTTTTGAATGCCAATTGCCTAAATCCCCATGAAAGCACAGATTAGAACAAACGATAACTTGCGAGCCAATGGCAAGGCCCCGGGCTATTGTCTGGTCATGGGAACCACGCAAGGCAACTAATAGATTCCAATTTTTGGGGGGCGCTTGCACAACCGGCAAGTTATCGGTTGGCGCTTCCCTAAGAACCGAGCCGTTAGGATTGGAAACGTGCAACAAACCAAAAAACTGATTAGCGCCGTCTTTTGTTACCGCGTATTCTTCAAGATCTACATTAAAACCGTTATTTTGAATCGCCCAGACTGTTGTATTTGCGAATTCTGCAAAACTATAAGGGGCGTGACGCGGACCCATTGGCGCTGGTGTTGGAATGTAACTAAGATCTTGGCGTGTTACTAAATTATCGGTTGCGCTGTTATACATTAAATTGGTCATTTCGACTCCTGTTAAAAATTAAATATAAGACTATTCTTATATAATAAGTAAAATCTAGCATTTTTTAATAGTTTAAAGCAAGCCTAAATCTCCGCTTATATGGTGGCGCAAGAGAGTCCGCGCTGGTAGCTGGCGGGCGAACCGGCGCACTTTTACCGAATCCGACTCTACTTGTTGCGCCCCGGCGAGTCGTTGCCAGTGTATGCGAACGTTGCCACCGGCAGCATAACAGCCGCCCCGGGGTTCGAGCCCGGCAAGCTTCTTTTGATTCCCGTGCCCGGTGAACAGAATCATATAGTCTCGATTAGTGCGGGCACATAACGGCACGGAGCCGCCGCAGCCGGTGGCGCACCCTATCTTTTTATTTAGTTCATTAGGACAACGAATCCCCATAACCTTGTTTTTTCCAAAATGGGCCCGGCGCTTGTTTGGCTTATCATCCCAAAAATTTGATGGCACCACAAAAACAACCGGCACTTTACGAATCCACCGGAGCGCTTGGCTTAATTTATCGGCGCTGTAATTAAAAACAGTTTGGCCCCCGTGGGTTGTTTGTTCGCGAACGGCCCACATACGCGGATTAAAATGGGTATAAAGCCAAGCCAAGCCGCCGCGGGGTACAGCCGCTCGAACCGCTGCTTCATATTCCCGGTTGATTGAATCCGCGCCCGAGCCGGTAGGATTGAGGGCGCACGTTGCCGGGCACGTCCCAAACATATCGCCGCCCCCGGCTCTATATGTAACGGCGCAATTGGTTACCTTGGCCCCTGTACTTCTTTCTACTGTGTTAAGCATTATCCCGACTCCTCTATTCCGGAAACTGTATCACCACAATTGGCGCACGGTTCCGATACACTTATTTCATGGCAACCATTCCACCCCTTGTAATTTGGTATATGATCGCGGTGACAATAATCCGAACAAAAAACAATATTGTCCACAATATCGCCGTGTTGATCTTCTATAAAATGTAAATGTGCCATTAATCGACTCCTATATATGTAATTAATCCCATCCCATAAAAATAAACTATTTAAACCGGCAATACAATAAAAAAAGAGCCCGCCGAAGCGGGCCCAAGTTTAGCATGGTGTATTTCTAAGGTAATGTTTTGCCGCGTTTACGAATCCATTTTGCTATAATATCGATTAACCAAGCCACGGAGCGCCCCCTTTCAAGACTCCTAAGTTTAGGATTAAAATAAAAACACCGGTTGTCAGATTCTTAATTACAAGTTTGCCATTTTTTACAGCTAGCGCCATAACATCACCCGGCTTGGCAAAGTTCTTTAAACCAGAAAACCAGATTCGTTTATCGCCTCGATTCTTGGCTCTATATGCTGAAATGTTTGTTTCAGTACCATCTATAAAAAAGCCCTTTAGTTTGACTTTCTCACCCGGGGCCAGTGAATCATAATCGACTATACCGGCGTCTTTTAAAAGAGACCGCATAGCGGAATTACAATCCTGAATCGATTTATTTAAAATGGTCTTGGTTACAATAAAGGTTGCAGAGGCAACCGGCTGTCCGCCTATTTCCATATCAAGCCCCCACCCCATAATTACTTTGATCTTCCTTCGGTTTCCCCCGTGTTTTTTTTAAGTTCTTTTTTATATCAAAGTCACCTTGGGTGATCAGTTCCGCCTCAACTCCTTGCGGCACACAGTAATTGATTGTGTACGTCTTACTGATATCATACGGGATTTTGAATATCTGGTACGGGATGGTTTCCATTTTTCCGCCTACCGAATTGGCTAGACGGTTTAACGTATCAAAACATTGGAATAGATCATTGTGAACGTGCCAATCGTATGGAGTACTACCGAACCAGTGGTGTTCTTGATATTTAGTTTTCATCTTTCGACTCCTGTTCTAAGTTTATAAGACTACTCTTATAGGAAGTAAGGCCACTTAACAAGTCAAGTTGTCGGGAAAACAACTGGTTTACCGTAGCGTCGATGACATCCCAGTTAATGCCTATGTTGGCATCATGGTTATACTTTACTCTCTGCAAAACTTCTCGGCACTGATCGTCAGTCAACCCTTCATGGTTGTCTTTGACATCCGATATGTGCCACTCAACATAAATTGCATTGTCATTCATTTCTAGGGCCCTCCGCTACAACCGCAGCACGGATAAAAAGATACTCGGGATAATTGCCTTCCTCATTAGGATCAACTCCTAAGTCAGTGCAAATACCTTCCCAAGTGTTAACATGCATTGTGGTTCCCGGCACATTAAACCAGTATCTTTCCAGCCGCAGATTCTTAAAACCCTTGTATGGTCTAGAATGGGACATTGTCATCCTCCCCACTATCATCGGCATAAATATTCTTTGGGCCCGAAGCAGTCTGAACCCACTCCTCGGGCATAAACTCAGGTTGATTACTATTGGTTAAGAGATCAATAACGGATCTAGCATGAACCACCGGCTCGTAGCGTTCATCCTCTGGGTGCGGAGGAAGCGGTTCTTTTGTACCGAGACTATTAATGGAAGGAATGTAAAACGGATTCTTATGCCAAACATCCCTGTCGGTAAGAACCCAGTAACTATCGGGGCGGTGGGAACCACGCTCTTTAGCGTCTTGCCAATCCCAATCCGATTCAGTCATTGTTTGTTCATCGTTATAACCAGCGTTGTAATGAATCATTTTCGACTCCTGTCTGATGGCTTATCAAAGTCTATGATGACCTCGTTACATTTATTACATTCAATCGCCACATTCTCGCCATCACCATAGTTGGAAATTGAAACAGCACTAATAAATTCTCGATTGGCTTCATTAGTATCCGCGTCGAGCCAGTTTTCATGTTTGTCCAATTCTATCTCACAGTTAAGGTGGGAAAGAATCTTCTCATACATAATCTTTTCGTATCTCATTTTCGACTCCTGTTTAAAGTACAAGACTAATCCTATACTACGCCTCTCCGCAAGTCAATTGCCAGAAGGTTTCCCAGTCATAAGGCTTTTCAAACGCCGCCACCACCGGAGTGGCTGAAACGCCATCCACACAAAGAGCAGTAGCATCGCCACCGTTATAAACGCTAATAACCATATCAGCATCAAGGGCAACCACAAAAACGTTTGAATGAGCATGACGAGACAGCCACGCAATTTGATGAGGTGAGAGGTTTGCTTTGTTTCGTTTGACAATCTTTAATTCCATGAACGTGAAGTCACCACGCTCGTTACAACAAACAACGTCTGGAACGCCGGGGGTTGCCCAACTCTCAAGCCGCGTCGTTTCGATCTCCCGATTCAATTTTAACAAGCTCTGATTCAACAATCTCCAGAGGCTCTTCTCCAGAGGCTGTAATTTCTTCGACTTTATCCGGGGTGATGTCGATGATCTGCTCAAAGCCTTCTCTAATTCGCTGTAGTTCACGTTCAACTTCCTCTGCACTCATTTGATCTATGGTGCCATGCCTAATTTCGGATTTACTGACATAAATATCACCCTGGGCCATACCCCTCAATCGCTCCGCTTGAACGGCTGCGCTGTACGCACCGGCGTCTAGTGCGGCTTGCTTTATCTTTGCGAGATCACGGATATGCCTTTTGAAATCCACTCCATACTTCTCGTCTAACTCGTCTCTATACCTTTTTATTTCAGCCACAACGTGAGGACATTTGTTTGGGTTCATTAATTCATACGCACGGGTATGAGCCGAGCCCGCCGGGTAACCCGCCCTCTCTGCCGCTTCTCGATTGGTGATCAAGCCATCATTAGAAACCAACTCTTTTACAAACTTTTCCTGCTTCCTCGTCAATTTTTTATTTACAGTATTCTTAGCTACCATGGCACAAAATCCTTTAAAAACAATGCGGTCCCGTCAAGGTTCCGCCACGCAACATTAACTCCGCACCCCAAAATAGGTACTAACAGTTAGTTTAAACAAAATGTGGTGGAAATAAACTAAAAAGGACTAAAAAAGGTTACATGAGCACATT